TAGTGACCCACTCTTCGAGTGCATCGTCGGACAGGGACCGAGAAATAATCTCCCCCATCTCTTTGCCGCCAACGATGGCAGCAGCATTGAATACAGCGGGAAGTACCGCAGCTTCTTCGGGTGAAAGACCAGCCTTCAGAGCGAAGGCGAGTGTGGATGGTATGTGTTCTTGATAGTTCATATCGTTTCCTTTCGTGGTTGTTGGTGTCTTTCACCCAAAAGCCCGGACTGATTACCGGGCATGTTGGTGGGGTTAGTGGTTCTTTCAACTGAAAGCCCCATAATTCTCGTCTTTCCAGTACATTATCTCGCCATCCAAAACCGTTCTCACTTCTGTGTACTCGGCTGTACCCTTGGTGACCCTGTAGAGTTTGCCGTTAGCTAGTTCCCCAACCTCAGGATGGGCTTTCAAAAACTCTTCTTTCTGTTGTTGTGTACTCATCGTTCTTGTTTCCTTTTCGTGGTTAAAAAGTCCCTGGGGCTGGAGGGGCGAGACACAGGTCTTACATTGCAGGCCCGTCCTATCTCATGGTCCTCACACCGTTGTGTGGTGCTGCCCCCAGGGGTTAACTGTTGAGCCACTCGTCGTATGTTTTGAGCGACTTGCCTGTGGTGAAGTCGATGCCGTTCCCATCGTTGGCACAGGACAGGTAGATTTGATACTCCTGGTCGTTTGTACCCCTGGCTTGTGTCTGCCAGTCTGCTGAGATTGTTGCTACCGCTTTGCCGTTGTGTGTCAGTGTCGCCATGTCGTTTCCCTTTCGTGGTTAGTGTTTGCCTCAACTCGAAACGAATCATCTCAAATAGCGCAGAGGATTGCAAGTATATCTAACATGTTATTGCAATTATTTTCGAGAGTAGTATTATTAGAATTCACCAGAGGAGTGACCATGAACTTATACGCAGTAACAGCGGCCCACTTGAAGGCCAGCCCGAAGTCAAAAAAGGCAATCGCTGAAGATATTGGGGTCAGCTTCCGCTGGCTGTACTACTTCGAGAATGAGGAGCTGGGTAACCCTGGCGTAGAAACAACACAGCGACTGTACACCTACCTGACCGGAAAAGAGATTAAGTTGAAGGAGGCTGGATAGTGAGCTTCCTGGCGGCGGCAAAAGCAATAAAGGCCACGACAAGAACCTCAACCGAGAAGTTGGTGCTGATCATCATCTCAGACTGCATCTCCGACGAGACGGGCATAGCATGGCCCTCGCTAGATTACATTGCTGAACACGCTATGTGTTCAATCAGGACGGTACGTCGATCCATCAGGTCTCTGGAGGATCAGGGTCTTATCACAACAGAAGTTAAATCAGGGCGGTCCAATGTTTACAGTATCTCAGAGCCTCTTAACGGAACTGACCCCAGCCAAATTGGCACCCCGGCCAAATTGACCGAGGGGGCGGACACCCATGTCCGGGGGGGCGGACACCCATGTCCGGGGGGGCGGACACGCGAATCGCTACAGGCCACGCCAGCCCTCGCTAAAAGTGCTGAACCTATCAATAACCTATCAATAACCAATAAAGGGACATCTAAGGATCTTCCAGAGTATGTTGATCAAGAGGCATGGAATGATTTCATGGATGTCAGGAAGAAGCTCAAGGCTGTACATTCAGATAGAGCGATCAATACACTGATAAACAAAATCGAGAAGTATCACAACCAGGGACTCGACGTTAATGAGATGCTCGAAGCGTCTATCGTCAGTTCATGGAAAGACATTTACCCACGAAAGGAAGATCAAAATGGAAAAGGTCAATCAGGTAATTCAAAGAACCCAACAGCAAAAGAACTCCTCACAAACTACAACTGGTAACCAGACAGTAATCAACAGGCTGTTTGCAACGATCAAGATTGCGTACCCGAATGCGTTCAGGGACATGGACGAGGGTACTACTAAACGAATGTGGATGGCGCACATGATAGAGTTCGAGGCAGAGAAGATCGAGGCGGCGGCGAAGGATATGGTCAATCGATACCCGACTTGGCCTCCAACGCTGGGAGAATTCAAGAAGTTGATCAGAGAGCAGAATGTCGCCAGGCCAGAGTTGATGGAATTCAAGGCGCTCCCAGCGCCTTCAGCAAAGCAGGAGATTGCTGACGAATACCTTACCAAAATGCGTGAGGTGCTGAGATGATCAGATGCGATAAGGGACATGGTTACAGTGATGTTATCCACGACGAATGCCCGGCCTGTCTGCGTGGAGAACCGCAGTTTAACGGTTCTGATTACGACGACTCGTATGACCATGTAAGGCTGACTGGCCAGATTAAGCGGGTCAAGGATCTTATGAGCGATGGCGCATGGCGAACCCTGGACGAGATTTCGGCCCGTACCGGAGATCCACAGGCAAGCGTTAGCGCACAACTGAGGCACTTGAGAAAACCCAGATTCGGCGGCAATACAGTTGATAAGCGACCCAGAGGCAACCGATCCAATGGGTTGTTTGAGTACCGGGTGGGAGCAGCATGAGGTCGGATCCGCAAAACAAATGTTTTCACAAATGGTGCAGGATAATAAGTGATCACTTGAAAGAGGGTGGTTCTAAGGTCAGTGAAGACATGGTGAAAGAGCTTGTGCTGTTAAAGCTCGGCAATACAACTGAACTGCTTGGAGAGAAAATAGCTATGAGGTCACACAAATACAAGTTGATCGAGGCTGAACTGACGGTGCCTGAACTGAAGCGCGATTTTGTGTCGATGGCGGGACTGCTGGCGTTGATGGAAGCCTGGGCGGCCACAGACTTGAACCTGATCCTAGTGAGGGATGAAGTGGAGCGAATCGTTGCATGAAACGTATACCGCTAGAGAAAAAGACGATCCCAAAACTCAAGAAATTGCTCGACGCTGAGTTTTCAAAATATATTCGCAGGAACTACTCTGCAGATGGAATGACGGTTGATTGCTATACCTGCGGGATTAACAAGCCGATCAAGGAAATGCACAACGGACACTACATCCCACGCACCCAATCGCCGACTCGACATCACGAATCGAACTGTAGACCACAATGCCCGGGGTGTAACACCTTCCGAAGTGGAATGCCGCATGAGTTTCGCAGGAACCTGTGCATCGAAATAGGTGATGACGCCGTTGAGATGATGGAAGAAGAATCAAGACAGCTCTGGAAATGGAACCGCACAAACCTGGTCGAGCAGATTCAGTATTACAAAAACGAACTCAAGGAAATGGGGTGACTACGCTTTACCTCATAAGCTGGACCGTAATCGTGTTCGGCAATTATTCAACGATGGACGACTGTCACGCAGTCGAGGAGCGGATCAACAATGAAACATACTATTCTGAGTTTAGGACTTTGTGCCTTGATAGCGGGTTGCTCAACGCTACCAGAGAACCCTAAAACAATAGCAGCAGGAGCGCCAGGACAGGTTGACTACTGCGTGATGTTGTTGGGTGCGAACCTGTTTTGCATCAACGCGACAAGAACGCTGGAATCCGAATGAAAGGCGTATTCACTGATCTTGTTCTCAGAACCCTGGACGAGGAACCGGGGGTGTTTGAGGTCGTCAATAGTTTCACTTACGAAGGATCCAGCTTTGTCAGAGTACCTGAAGGAACAAAAACAGACCTAGCAAGCATCCCGTGGGGCATGAGAAACCTATTCGCTAAAACTGGACGCAGCAGAAAACCAGCAGTCGTCCACGATCATTTGTATGAGTGCAAATGGCAGACAAGAAAAATATGCGATCAGTTATTCAGGGAAATGCTTAGGGCTAGAGGCTACTCAAGATTCCAGGCTGGCATTTTTTACGCTGGGGTCAGGGCTGGCGGCTGGACCAGAGGAACAAAAGATACAAGGGCATGGACATGGCACTGAGGCAGTTGGCTGCGAGGTTGCTGATGTTAGTAGCATTGGTGGCAATCGCGTTAATCATAAAGTTCTTGATATGGATGGAAAAACCAAATGGATCCAAAAGAATTAGTACAAGCTGAAACTAATAATATCTGCGAGGAGGAGGGATTCCGATCTGAAATCTATGACGACTCACTCGGTAAACCGACAATAGGACACGGATTAACCTGGCTCAGTGAGTACGAGTCAAGAATGATCGTCAGCCATAGAATGCCCACGCTAGTTAACCAGATGCTTGAGGCGCACCCAATCCTGAATGACCGCCCGGTTGAGGTGACGATGGTCACGGTCCACATGAGCTATCAACTGGGACTCACCGGGGTGGGCGGGTTCAGGAAAATGTGGGAAGGGATCGCAGCGGAGGACTATGCAGCAGCAGCAGATGAAATGCTCGACTCAAAATGGCACGAGCAAACACCGTCCAGAGCTCAAAGACTCAGTGACAGGATGAGAGCGGTGATAGGCGTGTTAATCGCGTAGCGGGAGGGTGGGGCGAACTCTTAACGTCCTTGATATCAGCAAGCTGGCTCTGCTGTCCCTCAAAAAACCAGCACACCAAATTCAATCAAAGGATCAAACATGTTAACAGGATTGGCGAAATACGATGCGATGGTTTATGCGATTGCGGAATGCCACCAGGTTGATGAAGCCAAGGATATTCGGGACAAGGCCAGGGCAATGGAAGTCTACGCTTCTCTGGCAATGAACTTTGATGCCGAAAGACAGGCCGCAGATATACGGATTCGGGCAGAGGTTAAGACGGGGGAGTTGTTATCTGGCAGTGATAAGGCTCAGGGAAAAAGGACTGATCTGGACTTAGTCGAGCCACACGACCAAGTTAAGACGCTTTCCGACATGGGGATAAACAAAGACCAGTCCAGCAAGTGGCAAAAGATGGCGGCGATCCCCCAAGAAGAACGCGAGGGGTATTTGTCTCAACCTGGAATACCCTCCACAGAAGGAATGATCAGGGCGCACGAATTAAAACAGAATCCACCGCCTGTAATGCCTGACTTTAGCGAGAAGGCATTATGGATCTGGGGGAAACTCCGTGAGGCTGAATCGAACAATATGTTTGAGGAAGACCTTAACGGCTTAATCTTCAGCATGACGACAAGCATGCAGAAGGACATGCACCGATTGGTGCCACAACTTAAAAAATGGATAGATACTCATGAGCAATAAAAAAGAAGACAGCCATCTGCAACCATATGTAGACAGGGCGATAGAAGCACTGATAAAGATTGATTCCATCTCAATTAAGGCCGTTGATGTAGCAATCAGAGCCAATCAGATGATTGACCCTGATAACACCTCTGTCGCGCTTGTTACGTTCGGATGCAATATGCATTTGCGAGGAATGGCAAGATCATCTCTGAGAGGCAGTTATAATGACCAGGATATAAAAAAAGGGCCTTCCCAAGGGACCCTGTTTGATCGACTCCAGGTGATGTATCCGACGAAGCGGGACGGTGAGGAATCGTATGTTAAACGACAGTATCTCACTGTTGACGAGCGGCGGTACAACGCCAACAGACTGAGGAAAGAGGCGATTGCAAAGATTGAACATGCAAACCTGCTGGATGCTGAAACTGACGAACTGATCCAGCAAGGTGAATTAACAAAGTAGCAGGGGTGTACCCTCGGACAGTACAGGGAGATGAAATGCTAACGATTAGACAGCAAGAGGTTTACGACTTTGTGAAGCACTACAAGTCTGAAAATCAGGGAGTCACGCCCAGGTTGGTGGACATCTCTGATAATTTTGGCTGGACATCTCCTAACTCTGCAAAATGCCACATTGATTTGATTGTAAAAAAAGGCTACTTGAAAAGAGACAGGAGGGCGCTGATGATAACTGATAACTCGATTTGTTCGAGCTGCGGGAGAGCGATATGAAAAGTGGGCAGACGCTACCTCAAAAAATAAAAGAGGCGCGTGTGAGTTCGTTGCGTGAACTGTTATCTAAACAGGGTCATTTGCAGCATGCCATTGTCCTGATTGACCAATTGAAGGACTTAAAAACCGAGCTAGAGCCACTAGAGGTTAGACGAATAGAGGTCGCACTCGCTGGGCATATGAAGCTATTGAACAAGTACCTACCGGACATGCGCGATGCTCAGGAAGAGGCCAAGCTAGTCCTCGGGACTGTGATGACGCTGGACTATACCGGGATGGAGAAGGAGGTTAAATGATAGACGAGCGAAGTGACGAGGATGATATGAACACTTGGATAGAAGAAATTGAGGAACGGAGCGTAAGGGCCGTGGTTATTCTCGCAAATTATGCAGGGATGAGCGTTGATGACTTCCTCAACAGGGTATTCGAGGATCACGATGAGTAAGCACTATGACCGGGTGAAGGAGCGAGAGAGGTTCAACGACGAGTTCGATAGGATATTCAATGCGAAAAAGAAACGCACTACCAAACCCCGAGATCAAGGTACGGTACGCGCCCCAAGGCGAGACACTACGACAGTTTCACGCCGAGAGGGATGATAACCACCACAGAGTTTTAATTGGCCCGCTGGGAAGTGGGAAGACGCAGGCGTGTATAGCCGAGTGTCTGCACCTGATTGATAACCAAGATCCGCGTGACGAGCTGTCCACCAACGCGGTGGGCGAGCGGGTCATGATGCCGGTTCGCCGTACCAGGGGTGTCATTGCACGTAACACCTTCGCTGATTTACAGAATACGACAATCAAGGATTGGCGCGACTGGACGGACACTATGGCGATTGGCACCTTCGTCAACGGCGCCGGGGGCAAGTCACCGACCTGGGACTGCACCTATTTTAAGAGTGACGGGAGCAAGGTCATTGCCCAGGTCGTGTTCCTGGCCTTCGATTTAGAGCAGGACATGCGGAAGGCCCGTGGCCTTCAGTGCAGTTGGGTCTGGGTCAACGAGATGAAAGAGATGCGATATGCGTTGGTCAGCCTGTTATTCGGCAGGACCGGAAGATACCCACCAAGGTCCAGGCAGATGATGATTGCTGATAGCAACGCCCCAGACCGGGACCACTGGCTAGGTCAACTGGCGCTGGCTCAAAAGCCTGATCGGTGGTGGTTTGGGATACAACCAGGCGGCGTCACTAACGAGGGCGGGAGATGGATGCCCAACCCAAACGCGGAGAATATCAACAACCTCCCCGAGAATTACTACATGAACCAGGTCTCAGGCGCGGTGAGTGATGCTTACGTCAGGCAGAACCTTGGCAACGAGTTCGTACACTTCAGTGACGGGAGACCGGTACACCCAGACTTCAACGAGCAGCTACATGTGAGCGCGTGTGAGGCCGTTCCAGGTTACCCGCTGGTCGTTGGTATAGACTTTGGTAGGACACCGGCAGCGGTGATTATGCAGTCAGCCGGGCTGGGTCAGTGGTCAGTGATCGAGGAGGTTGTAACAGTCAACAGCAGCGCACTGCCATTCGGTCGAGAGGTCAGGCGGTTACTCAGCGAGAAGTATTCGGGGTACACGATCAGCGTCTGGTGCGACCCTGCTGGTGATGCAATGGCGCAGACCCGCGACGAGACACCCATCGAGATGCTCAGACTCGCCGGGCTTGATGAGGCGATGCCATGCCACACGAATGACTTTGAAGTGCGGATCACGGCGCTCGATGAGAAGCTACGGTCCCTGTCAAACGGTAGACCGTCTATCCTGGTTGATCCTAGCTGCACTACCCTGGTCAGAGGATTAGCCGGTGCCTACAAGTACAAGCGGATCCAGGTGTCAGGTGGCGACAGGTACACTGACAAGCCAGATAAGGGGCCGGAGTCACACGTATGCGAGGCATGCCACTACGGGTTACTCGGTGCAGGTGAGGGCTTTACGACATTCGATATGGATGACGTTGTTGGTGATGTTGATGACTGGCATCCTGAACACTCCCGCTTCATGTGAAACCTGCGACTACTACAGTCTGTGTGAGATGACAGTATTGCAAAGGGGTGTTTAGTGGCACAATAGGCGTTACTGACTAAGTTAATTGACAGTTATGCCCCGACGCTTCAAAGCTGGAAGAATAAAGCAAACTCGATCACGGAAGCAGACTGCCACGTTCGCTAAGTCAGTGATGGGTGATGGTACTCACATCGAGACATTGCCGACTGACCGATTGATGGCCCAGGAGCGTGAGAACGATCCCGTGTTTCACAGCCAACGTAAACTTGGCGGCACGATTGACGATTCAATCCCGTTCCCCCCCACAGTTTTCTACTGGCCAGGTCAGTACACCCTAGCAGCCACCACTGGCACCACCCCCACGTTCACCCGAGCCACTTCTGCGACATTTGAAGACTTTGAAGGCGTGATCAGGACGGCTGATAGCAGTGAGCCGAGGTTTGTTGGTGCTAGGCGGGTAGAGAACCTGATTACCGCTAGTGAGGATATGACGAATGCGGCTTATGCTGACCAACTCGGAGCGGTAAGCGCAGCCACACAGACCGTATTTGACGGAACTGCCAACGGCAGCGTGTATCAACTTGTAACGATAACTGATGATGGTTCCGGTGTTGGCGGGAGGACTTTTGTATTCTCTGCTGAGATTGCGCTGGTTTCAGGAACGCTCACAAGCGGGACGGATATTCGTATACAAGGCAATGCGATGACAGCCGTAACGAGCGATATTTCTTCGCTGATTACAGCAACACCGCAAAGGTTCTCAGTGACCGCATCTACAGATGCCGCAGGAACAAACGTCGAGCCAATTATCCGTTGCGACGATGCAGCCACTCTCTTAATCACCAAATGGCAAGTAGAAGAAGTCACAGGCCAGACCAATCAGAACCCCAGCGAGTACGTGTCAACAGGGGTTGGTACTGGGGCTGAGGAGTTAGTTAACGGTGACGATTGGGTAGGTGCTACAGGCACAACGCCTCCTAATAACTGGACGACTTTAGGTGGATCGGGTACTTATGAGGTAGCTAGCGGGCAGTTAACCCAAGACAGGAATGGTGACTCCGCCTTAAATGCTGATATGTCTCAAACTATTGCTACAGTTGCGGGCAAAGAATACAGCATCGAGTACAAAATAGTATCTAACACAAGTACAGGCGTACAATTCACAATGGCACGTGGCTCTCCGTCGTTTTCCGCGCAAACGCCTGTGGCGGGTGTTGTACAGAGGATACTTTTTACGGCTACAGCAGCAACAGCCACAATTTCCGTTAGACCTTCCACAACGCTAACCCAAATAGTTGTCTGGGATTACATCTCCGTCAAAGAAGCCTCCCACGGCGCTAACATAGACGGTGTCCAGTACTTCAACACGCTCAACGCTAACACAGTCACTGCTGGAGTTGTCACAGAGGCCACGGGTAGTGCGTTAACGTCAGCGACTACGCAGTTCATTGAGATTGACGGTGTGGCTGGATCGTATGTCTCTACGCCTGACAGCGTGGCTAGCAGCATCAGGCAGTCGATTACCTTGGAGGCTGATTGTGCTGCTGATGATTGGGCTACCGTAAACAAAACTTTAAACGCAAAGTACGATTGGGGGACTGGTAGAAGTTGGCTCTTCAGGGTAATGAATACAGGGAAACTAGAACTGGCCTTGCTTGATCAAAGTGCGACAATTGATGTCGCCCAATCTACGGTGCTGGGGTTTGCTGACGGCTCAAGACATAAGATTCAGGCCAAGTGGGATGCTGTGACAAAACTGGTCACCTTCTCTGAGTTCATTGGTGGTGCGTGGGTAGTAATAAGCACTGACACATTAAACGTGGATTCGATAGGCGACTTCGCTACTAGAACAACGGTAGGTGCATGGGGTTCTGGCAGCGGCCCCTTCAACGGCAAAATCTACTCCTCAACAGTCACTAAAGGCCCAACCGCTTACCCTTATGTATTACTAGATGGTGTCTCAGGGACGTATGTCTCCACGCCTGATAGTGCTGCTAATAGTGTTACGGGTGACTTGACGCTGATTGCGTGGCTGGCTCCTGACGATTGGACTCCCGCTGCTTATGAGGTGATTATAGCTAAGGATAGAAACGGCTCCGCTAGCCGTGAATACTTCATGGGATTAAATGGCCCTTCGGGAGACATTCGATTCTTGGCATCAGAAACAGGCGCAGCCTACAACCTAGATGCCATATCAACAGCGGGGGTTGGGTTTGCGGATGGGACAGGACACTGGGTTCGGGTAACATACAATTCAGTAACAGGCGATGTTGATTTCTACACTTCGGACGATAGTGCCAGTGTTTCGGTTGGCGCTATTACTTGGACGCATT